ATATCTATTCTGTAAACCTCTGTACTTCCAGAAAAGTTATTCGCTTCAACTGTGTAATAAGTTGCATTTGTAAAATCAAGGCTAATATCATCTATTAATGTCTGAACTCCTACACTTATATTCACTAAACTTTCATTAGTAACTGTTGGAGTTATACTCTGTGTATCAATCAAAACTCCTACACTTGTGTATGTCTTAAAATCAACTGTTGGTGCATTTGCATTAACCAAGAATGAAAGATATTTTAACTCTGTTCCCTTAGTCTTATCAAAACCTCTCGGACATAGTGTTAAAAATTTACTTGTTGTAAATCCATTTAATACATAATTATTGAAATCATAAGAAACAAAATTCTCTTTTTTAATCTTCGCCTTCCATATTTTTGCATCTGCTCCTATTACAGTTAATCCAGCTACATTATTATAATATTCTGTAACATTTATATTGATAGTGTTTAGAGTTTGATTACTTGATGAATCATTTACTGTTGCATATCTCTCTGCAACAAACGAGGCGTCAAAGTGTGCATAAATCCCTTGCTCTGGAAATACCTTATGCCTTTCAATTAATACTGCATCAATATAAACCTCTACTAAAAAATAGAAATTAGGCTGAGTAGTCTTGTCACTTTCAAACACCCAAACAATTGGATTATCAGATGGAGTAAACTCTTGCGGTTCTTGTGTAATTGATATTGCCATTATTCAAAAATTCTTTTAACTGTTTTACCAAGCCTTTCTGCTAAGTCTTTAATTGCTTCAGGAGAAAAACCCTCATCCATAAAAGGAGTCTTTCTAATACCTTTCTTCTTTGTTGCTTTTGCAAGTATGTAAGCTAATTGGTCGTAGTCCATTTCTGGTTCTCTTGGAGTAATACCTCGCAGTTGTATAAACTCTTTGAATGCTTGGTGCATCTTCATTCCTACTACTAAGTTCTTAAATGAGTAAGGAGAACCAAAATTGTTTACCGTTCCGTTAACACCTTGATTGATAAAATCCCAGTAATCTTCTGCTATAACTTCAACTAAAACCTTATCAGAATTCACATCTAAAGGCTTCCACCCTATAGAAGTAGATAATGCTCCAGAACCTCTTCTTCCATCACTATCCAATCTTTCTCTCGCTACATCTCTCCTTTCAATTAACCACTCAAGTATCGTTTGCTCTACCTTTGTTCCAGCTTTTGCTCTTAGGTTTTCAGTTGCAGTTCCAAACTTACTACCTAACCAATCAAAGTCTTTTACTGCCATAATTATTAGACTAAAATTATCTCTGTTTTGTAGCCTTTATACGTTCTTTTTGTAAATGCTCAACAAACTTTAGTTTATGATTAAAGGTTACTATATTCATTTTAGTAATCTCTTCCCAAGTTGTTTTAAATTCCTCAGCCATTGTGTGAATAACCTCCTCCCATTCAAAAGCCTTTTGCTTTGTTTCTTTTTTGGAAACGCTTTTATCAGGATTGAGGAAATCTTGTACTGCTTTTGTTTGAGCAAAAAAAAACCAGTCAAATCCAAATACTGTGAGATTGTCATATTGTCCTTGAATACCTTTGCCCTATCTTTTAATGGATTCAATATGTTTGAACTCTCATCTGTTTCTGCATATTTCATTCCTTTTTCTATGTAAGCAAAGGCTGGAAGTAACTCAGGCACTTTCTCAAAGTCTGCATTGCTCGAATCAATATACCAACCTGCTGGAAGTTTAAAGAAGTCAACTTGTAACTCATATTCCTTGCCTTCGTATTCTAAAAAGATTGGTACTTCTTTTGGTTTGTATTTATTTAGCACGTTTATTATAATATTGAAAGCCTTGTTAATATCCGACACAACAACCTTGCTTACATCTTTTTTAGTGTATAGCTTTACAAGTTTAATCTTGTTAACAATACTCCAATCCTCTTGCACCTCATTGATAAAATGATAACAATCTATGTAGGTTAAATCTAAATCCTTTAATCTGCTTTTTATCTTTAATTCCATCTATCTGTATTTTCCGTTGTATTTATCTCCTGAACCAATAGCGTAAAGCATTGCATCCATTAAGTGGTCTCTGTTTGATTTCTTTGCCTTACCAGTCTTTTCGTCATAAACGTAGTATCTAAGTTCATCAATTAAATCTGTTGAGTTTTCATCTACATAAAATGACTGCTCGTTCAATGACTGGATTGCAAAGGTTTTAATATCTTGTTTGCTATCACATTTTACGGCTTGTATTCCAGCAATCTGTAACTCTCTTATTGACTTTGGTTCGGCACTATCACAATAAACTACTCCACCACCATAACCCATTCTTTTAAACTCTTCTGCTCCTTGCTGATTGGTTAAGTTTGTCTTGTAAACAAATTGCTTTAAAACCTTTCTTCCGTTCCAGTTGTATATTCCTAATACTGCAAACTTAGAAGTAGCATAACCGAAGTCACAACCGTAATACAATAGCCTTGCATCATTTGGCATCTCGATAGTTTCCCAATGTTCAAAGACTGCTCCATCTATTGCTCCCACTTCTCCAAGTCCGTACACCCTCCACTTATTCGCCCAGTATTTATTGATAACCTCCCCTTGCTCATTGTAGCCGAGTTTCTTGTATCTTAATATCTCTTCCCTTTCTCCCTTATCAAGCATCTCATTGTCTTGAAAAGTAAGTTTTAAGAAGTCGCAATCTTCTCTCGGTATAACTTCAGTATGAATAAAAAACTCTGCATCTGGGTTGAAATCGGCATACACTTTCTTTGCCCTACTTGCCACTTGTCGGTATGTTTCAGAATCAATTTTGTTTACCTCATTAAAGTAAGCCACATCACTTCTTAACCCCTTTCCAACATCTGATTTATCTAACCCTATAAACTTGATAAAAGAACCGTTTCTAAATCTGTAAAGAGTACCTGATATAAATCTACTATCTTGATAGATTCCGAACATCTGCATAATTTTAACAAAGTCTTTGATAACCGTTAAACGCATTTTTGTAAGTTCAGCTGATAGAATAAGAATCTCTCTGCCCTCTACATTTGAAGCGTGGTCAATTAATAACATAAGAATAGAGAAAGTCTTGGAAGCACCTTGCCCACCTTGAACCACCGTTATTTTTTTGTCACTACTGGTTATCTTGTTCAGTGCTGTTGTAACCTGAATCATTTAATGGATTGTTTTGCAGTAATTGTATATTTGTTGAGTTAGTCGTTTCTATTTCTTCTTTTGGCTTTCCATAAACTCTATCGAATAAAACATCCAGAACGTGCATTGAGCCTTTCTTATAATCTCTTTGTGCTTTGTTTACAATCAATGAAACCCAAAATGGCAAATCATCATTCTTAGCTAACTCCACAAGCTGACTTCTTGTTTTACCCAAAATAACTCTTATAATATCTTGTGTTTGAGTTTTGCTTAACTTTAAATTATGCTCATCAAAAAAGTAATTTTTTAAAACCGTTTCAACTTTCTTCGGTCTACCAGCTGGATTGCCTGACTGACCTTTTTTAAACTTGACTAAATTATCTTCTTTTGCCATTGTTATTTCTCTGTTTTAACGTATTCTTTTCCGTTAATTTTAACCTTTAAAGAATCGTCTAATTTTAACATTCTATCAATTATCACTTGACAATATTTTGTATCTAACTCCATACCGTAACATTTTCTTTTCAATTGATGTGAAGCTACCATTGTAGTTCCAGTTCCTAAAAATTGGTCTAATACAACATCATTTTCTTTTGTAAATTGTAATGCCCATTCTGGTAAATGAATAGGAAATGTAGCTGCGTGTACATTTGAAAAATCATTATTTCTTTGTGGTTTATCTCTGTGTATATTTGGAATTGTTCCTCTAAAATTTCCGTTTGGTATTGCTCTTGAAGCTTTTTCTTTTGATGAAATAAACAATAAATACTCCCAGCTACTCGTCATTACATTTTCAGCCATAGCAGGAGCTCCGTGACCTTTATCCCATATAGCAACATCAATAAAATTGTTTTTATAATGATTAAGATATTCTATTAAAGCTATTTTATTACCAGCTAAACTTTGTATGTTGCAAATTAAATATTCAGAATTTAATAAAGCATTGTTTGTAAATCCTATCAGTAAATTTAAATAGTCATTTTTATCTTGGTTATCATTATAAGAATCATATTTATTATCTCCTGAATGAGTATTACCACTTAAAGATTCACTTTTACCAGCATTATATGGAGGAGAAGTAAATGATATATTAGCAATCTCTCCATTCATTAGCTTTTCCACTTGGTCTGAGTCTGTACTGTCTCCACAAAGCAATCTGTGTTCTCCTATCTCAATCAAATCTCCAAGCACAACATCTGTATGTATTTCATCAGGTACTTCGTAGTTATCTTCTTCTGCTTCTATTTCTTCTCCATCATCAAAATCTAAAGGTAAATCCAATCCCCATTCCTCTACTTGCTCAACATCCCATTCGTTTGCAATCATATCCCAATCCCAAACTCCAAAGCCTACATTATCTTTTATAATGAATTCAGCTTTCTGTTCTTCGCTCCAACCCTCAGCAACATCAATCCATACTTCTTTTAATCCAGCTTCTGCACTTGCTTTCAATCTCATATTTCCACCAAGCACCATTAAATCCTCATCCACAACTATTGGTCGTTTCTCCAGCATCTCAGGAAAAGAATTAATACTTGCAACAAGTTTTTTAAATTTGTCATCCTTAATCAGTCTCGGATTGTTAGGGTTATTCTTAACCTCTGATATTTTTACTTTCTTTTTCATAGTTTGCTTTTTATCCATTCAACATCATTCTTATATCTGTTCGGTACTGGCTTATCAAACTTCTCAAAGTATTGTTCTTGTATAGTATTATCTGTTGGTTCTTGAATCTTTAGATAGTTCAATAGTATCTTGTAGGTATAAGTATCACAAGAGGAGCAATTAATGTTTGCAGTTCTTCCAGTTATTTCATAATAGCATCCGTATAAGAATGTTCTTTGTGCTGAAGATAAAGCAATGTTCATTCCTTTTTGTTTCTGTTCCAGCTTCTCTTTAAAATTTTTTAATTCCATAGCTTGTCTATTATTTTTGCAGTTACATATCCTATTGGTATAAATATTATATTTAAAGTAAATAAAGATAATAATATAAAAGTCCACATTATTAAACAAAAGTAACAATCAAATGGCTTTACTTCTTCTGTTGATGGATAGCCTAAATAAATTTTAATGTAAAAAAATAGGTTTAAACTATCCTTTAAGAATAAGATTAATGCAAGGCTAATTATTGATAAGATAAATGTATTCATTTTTTATGAGTTGTTTTGCTTGAGCAAGATATACGTCTAAGTCTGCTCTTCTTAGTTTTAATTTATCACATAGAGAAAGTTTACTATTTTCAAAAGATAGGTAAATCAAATCCTGATAAAATTTATACTCGTCATCATTTGTTTTCTTCTCAAGGAATAACTTTAATGCTTCTTTGTAGTAATTTGGTTCTTCTCTTTCTTCTGGAGTTGTTTCATCTAATTCAGTAAATCGGTTATCTTTTATCCAATCTAAGTAAACTGACTTTAATACCGTATAGAAGTAAGACTTATAATTTTCCACATTTTTAGGATTTTGGAGAATTATTTTTTCAATGGCTAAAGAAAAAATTTCTTCGTGTTCTTCTCCAGCTATGCTTTTTGCATAGTTTCGGCAGACTTTACAATTATAAATTTCCTCAATCATCTTAGCAAATATAGTAAAATTATTTTATATTCTTTTTTAGACTATCGTTTTCTCGTTTCAATCTGTCGAAGTTTTCCAGCTTATAAATAGTTTCTCCCATCTGCTCGGTAAATTTAGCAAGTTTAAAAAGGTTGTTATTTTCTTGCTCCAAGTAGTTTATCATTCTTGTAGCATCATTTAACACAATCAAGTTATCTTTAAATCTTTGTGAGATACTTTCCCATTTCTCATTCGGTTTGCTTTCGTCAATATCTTTTACAAAGTCGCTTATGTAAACTTCAAAGGATTTTATTTGCCCTATCAGTAGTATTTTCTCAAATAGTCTATCCATTTTAAAAAGGTGTTTCGTTATTATTTTCAAAAGAATTTTGTACCTCTGCTAAATTTAAAGGTTTTTCTTGGATAAATCCGTTATCATAAAAGAATTGTTTATCAAATCCTGAATCTTCGTAAAACCTTTGACTTGGAATATCGAAGTTCATCTTAACCATTCCAGTCATTCCAACTATTCTTGGCTTGGTTTTCTTTATGTGGATTTCATACTCCATTCCCTC